GCGTGGCAGCGGGTACTGCAATCGTGGTTTTGTTAGCGGCGTTATTGATAGATGACCAAATTAATGAGCCGGTACGCCCTGCGCCTGTCCAGATTTCCCAGTCGGTTGAATAATGCGTGTCGGTATCGCCGGTGATGCCAAACGCGCTAGTTGTCAGTGTGGGCGTTGCACCGATAGCGGTAGCGCCATTGGTCGGCGCGGTAATGCTGGGCGTGTTGACCGAAACGATAATCGCAGTAATCATGACACTTTGCGGCGTCGACGATGCGCCCAGGCTGTCATTCATTTGCACAGTAAACGATATATTAGTTTGAGCGCCCAAAGCGGGCGCGCTAAACGTCACGACTTCGCCTGATGTAATAGCGGTAGTTTTGCTGAAAGTATATTGCGGGCTGCCAGTCGCGTTAATCTGATAAGTAATGGTAGCGCCGTCCGTCGCTGTACCCCCGGTAAAGCTAATCTGATTGCCGGTTGATGACTGGACAACCGAGGAGGGCTTGGTGACTGTAATCGTGCCTGTTGGTGCGGCATGGGCAGTGACGGTGGCGGTATGCACGACAGCGGCGGAACGATTGCCGTAATTATCAATGGCTACAACCGACACACTGAGCACTTGGCCAATGGTTGCTGTTGCTGTTAGATTTTTAGTGCCTGCGTTGCCGGTGGCGGTCACGGTTGACATTGTGCCCCAATCGGGCGTGACTTCAAAGCTGGCAATGCTGGCCCCGCTCAATAACGGCGTTCCGGTCAGCGATAGCGATAGCGTGGCGCTGGCTGCAACAGTTGACGACAGGGTAAAGGCGGCGGTTAATAGCACAACCGCTCCAGCGGCATTGGCGGTAATCGCTTGCTTAACTCTTAGCGGCGACATAGCGCGCAAGGCGGACTCGGTGCCGGTCTCCATTTCGGCTTGTGATGCAGCCGTTAAATCGCCAGTATTAGTGCCTGATAAACTAGCCACTGCCGCATTAGCCAGCATGGCGTTGCTGATAGCGCCATTGGCGATGGCGGTAGCGTTGCCGACTGATGTAACTGGCCCGGTTAGATTGGCATTGGTGGTAACAGTTGCGGCATTGCCAGTAGTATTTTGATTAAGCGTAGGGAAGTCAGCGGCTATGGCAATACTAGGCACGCCGGTGCCTATGGTGTTTTTTAAAATACCTGTTGCCAAACCTGACATTAACACGCCGTTGATTTTAACCACGGTTAATGCAGTTGAGCCCGTAGCATCGCCGGTATGCGTGGCGTTACTGACTAAGCCAGAATACAAGCTGTTAACCGCGTTGTCGCCAGTGTTCGTGCCGGTTGCTGTACCGCCGCCGGTGGCAAAATCAGCGCCGATCAGTGCGGTATTAAACTCTGCCAGTGTGCCGGTAATGCCGACAATGGATGTGACCGCGCCGCTTAAATCGCTTAAAAACGCCACGTTAGAATCCGTCAATCCTTTGGCGGTGATGTATTTGGCATCATCTGTGCCGGCATTAATTTCGGCGGCACTGGCTTTGCTCATTAATGATTGCACATGCGTACCAATCACCAATCCCAATGTTGCCCGTGCTGATCCGGCATCGGCATCATCAATCAAGGTGCGAGCAAAGGCGCTTAAATCGGCCAATGCCGCCGTACCGCTGCCGGTAAAATAGGGAAGTTTGTCGGCGGCTGAAACCAGACCAGCAAGGGCGGATAATTCGGCATCAGTCACCGCGACCGCATGGGTTTTAACATAGTTGCTAATGGCGACCAACTGCGCCAAGGCGGGCACAAAACGCGCCCGATGACCACCTGCAGCAAGGCCAGTGGTGGCGTTGCTGTCATCAGTGACGGTGGAGCCATCGCCGCCGACAGCCGGATCAAAATAAACTGAACTCATAAAACCTCTTTTAAATTAATTTGTGCAGAAAATAACAGGGCGTGTTGATGCACAATCGGCGCGGTGCTGGCAAGGCGCGCTAAAAACGAGCGGCGCGGTTTGTTGGTTTCATCGTCGGGATCGCCATTAACAAAGATTTCGCCAGACGTGCCCATTAAGCGCTGCATATCCAAAATGTCGGCATAGGCTTCTTCTTCGGACAGAAAATCCAGTGAAAACGCATAGGTACGGTAGCGTTGGCGGGTGTCATAAAATTCTTCGCCGCTCAATGAGGTTTCAAACGCGGTGGCATCGTTGACGCTCAAGCCAGTGCCGTAGCTCATGTTATGCGTAGGCACGAACACCGGGCCGATAAAACAGCGGCCTAGACTGAAATAGCCGTCTGGGTTGGCGGCGTCATCGATCTCGACTTGCCAATATTGGTAGGATATTGACGCAGTTAAAAAGTAGCTGAACGGGGTTTTGTAGCCAGCGGCGGCTTCTTCGCTTAGGCTGCCTAACCAAAAATTATCGTCTTCCCACTCCAGTTTTCCGCCGGATAAAAAGCCCTCTGGCCACATTTCCACCCAGCCACTATCAAAACCAGGCGTGGTGAATGAGTTGGTGCTGTTGGCTTTGATTCTGACTTGCGCATTGGCGCTTAGATTATGGGCAATCAGTGCCACGACTTCGACATTGCGCGCTTGGCCTAAATCGATGACAAATTTAGTTGAGGCGTTAGTGGCGTCGCTTGTTCTTGCTTGTCGCGATAAGCGTGGGTTTTTTAAATTGTTCAGCGGTAGCGTGGATAACCAACTGCCGCCGCTTAAAGTTGCCGGGTCAATCCGGTTGGGAAATGCTAAGTGTACGTTTTTCATTTAACCCCAGACCGTCAGGTCGATAAGTTTTAATTGCAGATTCGGTCGAATACCGATAACCAGATAATCATTGCCGGTTTCCATGCCGAAACGGGGCAGCTCAATAGTGACGACTTGCCCCAGATCGATGCTGGCCGCGACCGCTGAATCCATCGCCACGCGTAGCTGATAAATGGCACGATCAACGCTGTAAATAGCCAGGCGGCGTTCGGCTTCGGCTGTTGCATCGCTGGCTGAAACTAGCAAAGTATTGAGCGTTATATCGGGAGCCAGTAGGTGTTTGGTTTTGACAGTCACATCCGTTTTTTCAATGGTGCGGTATTCGTTGATTAATTCGGCTTTGCGCGCATCAGTGACCGCCCCGGCTAGGTCGCTGGCTTGCGTGGTGTAGATTTTTTTGTAATTGAGAATGATTTTCCAGGCGGCAATGCCACGACCGGCGTCATTACTGACGATCTTGTTAATGCTGATAATGTCAGCATTGATGATATGCGCGACCGGCGTTCCGGTGGGTAATTCAAAGCGGGCTATGTTGAGTTTGCCCAGGCTGTTGAAGCCATACCACGCACCGATTGAATTACAGATTTCATCCATTGCCACCTTGCAATGGCTATCGCTGTCTGTCCAGTAACCCACGACCGCGCTGTTATCGGTATCAAGTGCGGTCACGTCGGCGCTGATAATGTCGCCCGCATCAATACCGGCGTAATCGACGGCAATGGTTTTGAGTAGTTGCGCTACAGTGCGCGCGGCGGCTGTTGCGCCTTGCGTGGCATCGCAAGTGATTTGACCGTCCGGGCTGCTGCCTAAGCGGATATAACCGCCTGCCAACCAAGCGCGGTATTGGCCGGCTGTCGGTGCGGTAGACAACATAGCGGCCTCGCTGGCATAAGCCGTGCCAGCAGTTAAAGCCAGCGCTCTATCGTAAACGGCATCGACACTGTTAATTGCGCCGTCGTTGAGCTGATAAATCAGTTTTGAGGTGTTGACCAGTGGCGGGGCAATGTTAAACACCTGTCCTAATAGCACCGGTTTCGACTTGCCTTTTAAATCGCCCTCGACACCTTCCAAGCCATCCGGCAATGCGTTATCACCGGCGTAAGTGCTCAGGTTGATTGGCTTGTCCAGTTCGGCCTGCCTGTCGCGGATTCTGAGCGTGACTTTATCCCAGCTAATCTCCGGCTGTTCCATCGTGCCAGTCAGTATGGTTGTCCAGGTGGGTGCGCTATCGCCCTCGTTAATTTCACCCAACATTAACACCATTGCCCGGCCATCCAGACCATAAGCGGCCATGCCATCTAAACCACCGTCCAGGTTGACCAGCTCCATCGCGCCGACACCGACTTTCGATGCGCCGAACGTGGTCGCCGAATCAAACACATCACGGCTCATAATCGCCGGCTGTTTGATGCGTGGCTCATAAAATGTATGTGCTGCGCCGCCTGTCGGGTAATTGATAGCGCCTGATGTATAACTGGCACTGGCAAAATATAAAGTGATTTCGCCCGGCACAGCCGGATCGTAAGCGTTGACGTGAGCAATCCAGATCATCGCCATTTATGCCGCTCCTGCCAATGCGCCGTTGGATTCAATCTGCGACAAACGCCGCTCCATCATTTGCAGCTTTTGAATCATCGCATCGGCTTTTTGATTGGCTTCACGGCGCGCGGCTTTTAACTCTGCTGTTTGTTGCTTGAGTTCGGCCACGGTTTCTTTGTTATCAACCGGCGTGTTATTGCTGCCGAATGAGCCGGACAGAGTGACGGGAATGCTACGGCCATCAGGCAACGGTACAGCCGCTTCGGGACCCGCTTCACCGAAGATTGACGCTTCGTTGGCAATACCGCCTTTGGCAAAAGTTGCTAATGTGCCTGTGCGATAGGCCGAATAAACTTTTAATGCGCTGCCGCCATAAATAGCTTGCAAGTACCCGGCTGTGTTTGCTGTATTCGTTGCTATTTGCCCATAAATATTAGCAACATCTGTTTTTGAATAACTCAAAATCGAATTATTCAATACGCTGTCCAGTGTTAATGTTGCGCTTGCGCTGACATAAGACGTGGTGCCAGATATGCCGTTAGCTGCTATTTTTGCCGCATCGGTATTGCCGGATAACGATGCAGCGACAGCAGCAGATAACGATTTACTGCTAGAGCTGGGTAGGGCTAATATCGCGCTGGCTTGTGTGGCAATAGTCCCAAGCGATACATACTGCGCAAGCGTTAAACTTTTAGACGCTGTAGGGGCGGCATTTAAAATAGCCTGTGTATTGGTATCAAGACCGCTGATTGCTAATATTTCATTAAGCGTTAATCTTTTAATGCTGTCAGGCGCGCTGTTTAATACGGCCAGTGCGGCGGTATCAATAAAGCCGGAATATTTTGCCAGCACCTCGTTCAGCGTCATTGACTTAACCGTGCTAGGCGCAGAGTTTAATACGCCAATCGTAGTTGAGTCAGCGCCTATGATGGCTATGGTTTCATTGAGCGTTAGGCCCTTAGTGGTGCTGCTTGCTGCGTGCAATATGGTTAGCGCGTCGGCTGTTACCGATCCTAAATTAACCACCTCATTCAATGTCAGCGCTTTTATCTCGGAGGGCAGTGTGTCCATAATGCGCCGCGCATCCGTAGTCAATCCCTGTAA